CTGCACCTAATGTTGCATTACCACTAGCATCTAAAAATACAGTCTTTGATGCTGGTAATGTACAGAATATAGTTTTGGTTCCTGCACTAAAGTCTACTGCATTATCACTATTAGAACTGCTAATAACTGTGGTTCTAGCTATAGTGCTAGAATCACTACTTAATGTACCTAAACCAACTTCAAACTCTGCCGTGCCTGGTAATGTTACTGCATAATATGTTGTATTAGAATTACCAACGCCAGTGCCAAAAGTTTCAAAACCAGTGACGGCTCCAGCTAAAGTAAATGTACCCGTGCCAGTTGTAGTTGTTGTTTCTTTTACTCTATCGTTTAATACTAATGCCATTATTTAAGCTCTATGGTTAAGTTGGTTGCATTTATTCTAAATATATCACCACTTGCTATTGCCTTACTTGCATCTAACGCACCTATAAATAATACATTACCACCAGATCCCACAACATCTAAACTGGCACTGGCTGCTGTTGTTATAAAAACATGAGTGATTGTATTATTTGTGCCACCAGATGCTGGAAATTCAATATTGTTGGTGTTTTTGCAAGTTTGTGTATCAGCGGATTCTGCTGTCAATGTCCATGCAGAAGCTGCAACTTGTTGTCTTGCATAATTTGTAAACGTAGCCTCTGTTATGGCAGGGTCTCCAGACTCTCCAGTTGAATCATTAAAATTAGATACTGCCGTTGCTAGTCCAACATAAATGCTATCACCTGGTGAACTAAACGATGCGGCATTATTTTTAAAAATAAAACTTAAAAGTCTATTTTCTAAAAAGGTGGTTGCTGCATTTGCTGTTGCCATTTTCTACTCCTATGTTCTCGGTCTTGATGGTAGACCAACTCTATATCCATCTGTATTTTCTCTAGCTTCGCCTAAATCTTTCAATCTTTCAAGATATTGTGTGTATAATCCATTATAATTTTGTAACACATCTGGTTCACCTTTCATAAAACTATATGCCTCCACTAGTGAACCATATAATAAAGCGAATGGAGCATTAGTGCTCAACCAAGTTGTACCACTATCACTGCCCGCAGTTAGACTTGTTGGTCTATAGAAATAATGTAATTCAATAGCATAATTACTATTAGGCGTAGGTGCTAATATAAAATTATTTTCATCGAATCTGGCATAATATTTAGGTAATCCAGTTGTAGAAGAAGCGGGTGTATATTCTCTTAAAAAATTTACATCCTTTTGCAAAAGAAAACTTTCTGATCCAGATGTTGTAATTTGTAATGAAAAAGATGCTAAATAATCATCTGGAACTGTTAAAAATTGATCTGAAGAAGTTAATGAGCTAGTCACATTTTTTCTAAAATAATCAAAGTCTACACTTTTTAATATTTTTTCTTCTGCTGCTTTTACAAAATTAGGAATGTTATTTACAAATGTGGTTTCACTGTTATCTGTGTAGTCTTGTATCGCTGTTGTTAATGTTGCTTTTGTAAAACTCATGATGATAATGTAACGGGTCCAGCAGATACTCGATCACCGCCTCCTTTAATATTACCTGTTGTAGATGAAGCACTCACTGTAAAAGTGTAACGATTTGTGGATGTTACAGTAATTGTAAAACCAGTAGCTAGTTCTAAATTAGCTTTGGTAATACCATCAAAACCAATACAGTTTCTAAAACGGACTGTATCAGAACTTGACCTTCCATGATTTTTTTCCAAAACAGTTATTACTGTACTACCAGAATCAGCCACGGCCGTAGTAAAAGGATTAACTCCTAATAAATTTTCAACAAATGGTTCTGTTCGGTCTGGTCTTGCATTTCTAATGGCTTCCGCATCAACCTTTATTCTTGAAAGTTCAAGTTGAGGATGTTTTGACTCATATTCGTCATAACCTACAAAGGCACCATTCCATTCTTTTCTCATATCTCTTATTCTATATCTAAAACCAGATCTATCTGAGATTCCGTATGCATATTTGGCTGAAGCAAATCTACCCATTATACCCTCAAAAATTTAATATCTGGTGTAAGTTTTAGAGGCACTCTATCATCATCTTCGTCAGAGGCTCTTTGAAACTCTTCTTCATATATACTTTTAAGTAGTTGTATTCTATCTGGTGCTTTTTTCACGGCTAAATAATATGATAGTCCCGCTATGACACATGGTAAAAATCTGAATGGTGCATCTGTTGTATTAACTTGTGTGTCTACATCTTGTATTCTTCTAACATAGTAAAACACTAATGTATCTGTACTATTTTCTGGTGTCGGCCATAGTGTAATACTAGGCGTGGTTTTTCTATCAAAATAATATTGAGTTGGTCTGCCCTCTTGAGTTTTTGTAGGTATGTTTAAATATTCACCACGGGACATTTTGGTCAACATAAAATCTGTGCCACTTCTTCTGACAACGACTTCTAACAAATCTGTAAAATCTGCACTTAATGTATAAGACGCAGTTCCATCAGTAAGAGCTTGAGTAGATTGTTCTACTGTCCAGAGGTTTAATCCTCTGTTTGCCCAATCAGCAAACATTATATTTAAAGAACGCCTAGCAGTTTTCAAGTCGTAGCCTGTTCTAGACTCTAAGCCACAACGCTCGTAAGCTTCTTCGATAATTTCACCGACATCTAAATCAAAATCTCTTGAACCAGAAGTTGCCATCTATTAACCTTTACCCTTCTTCTTTTTCTTTTTGTCTAAAAATGCTTGTAATGCAGGAGGCAGTTTTTTCTTTTTTGTAGTTTTTTTGTTATTAGTTTTGTTTTTAACTTTTTGAATGGCTTTATTTAGTTGTGTTTTTTTATTCACTTTTTTCTCCTTTTCAAAGCTTTCACTCTTCTTGGCTTTCCTGCGGGTTGCCCTAATCTCTTCTTCTGTGCTATCCTACTACGTTTTTCAGTTGCTGTCATCTCTGATGCTGTTTTTGGTGTTTTTTTAGAAATACGTTTAGTTGGTCTACAATAGGGTGTACCTCTTTTCTCACCTTTTTGTCTACCACACTTCTTACCAGTTCTTTGATCTTTCCAATCTTCTTTAAACCATCGTTTAAGTGCTAAACCCGCTTTTGTCTTTCTAACTGCCATTATGCGTAAAACGTTTCTTTTCTTCTCATAACAACACCACAACCACGTGCTATATTCTTATTTTTAGCAGAGCGTTTTCTATTGTTTTTTGGCATAGTGGCTCCACCATTATTTAACATAATTACTCCACCTTCTGCTTTTTTCTTAGTTTTCTTCTTTTTTCCACCTGTGCCATAGTTTGCTGCACCTACTTTTCTACATTTTGCGATGGCTCCTGAAGCATAAGCTGATGGAAAAACTTTATATCTAGCTTTTACTTTATGATAACAAGCGTCTTTTGGCATATTTTATCTCCTTAATATTTTCCAACAAGTGCACATCCACTCTCTCTTTTTACATTTAAGACAAACCTTAATTGGTTCACCTCTTACGACCTCGCCTTTTTTTAGAGGCACAATGTGCTTTTTCAGAAAATCCACGAGGTCTGGCACAATTGATTTTCCTCTTCCGTTTGGCATTCCACTTCCTTTTTCGTGGTGGATTGGTCACTTGCTTTGCCATTTGTGACCGACCCATAGTCATTAGATAAGTTGCTCCAACCCACTAGCGACTATAATTAATGTTACTATAATCCATAATCTATTATCAAGTTTATTTAACTTTGCATTGATTCCATCAAATCGAGAATTACAAACTTGTTCATGTTTTTCTAATAATTTTAATAATTCTTTACTTGTCATTTAACACTTCCATCTACGTCTTGCTTGTCTTAATCTGCTATTAGGATCTTTAGCTGCTTTTGGAAATTTTTTCATTTGACCCGCTGAACGAGCACAAAATGATTTTCTTCTCTTAGCTGCTTTACTCCCTTTTTTTACTTTGCCAGTAACAGCAGTTTTTAATTTACTACCAGGATTTTCTCTTCGATAACGAGCAACACCCGCTTTAGTCATTCCCGCTCCAGATTTAGTGGAGCGGAAATATTTTTTTGTTTTAGGGGGTTGTTTATCCCTCTTCCTAGTCATAGTTCTTTCTCATCTGAAGAGTTACAGTATATGTATCTCCAGAACTGTGACCAACAGTTGTAAAAGCTATATCACCAGTTTTACCACCACCTGCATTATTTGATAAACCACCAAATCCACTATAGTCGTGATATCCACTTTGATTTTCTCCTAGCTCTATAATAAAAGCATCTGATGTTGCATCAAAAAATAACCTAGTTTTCATGCCAATGCACTGCCACCAAATCTTTTCAATTGTTACTCCAGTACAAGTCTCTCCTTTTGCACTTGTAGCAAGAGCACTTACATCAACTTTAACTACTGCTGATTCACCAGTCCCATCAGATATATTGGTAAATTTCTGTATGACAGATTTTGAATTATCAAAAATCGTTTGTGAAGTTACTGCATCAGCCATATTACTCTCCTATTACTGGTCAGCAAAAGCAGGAACTGTTGTTGATGTAACAGTGCCAAAAATTTGATAGTTGGTTGTGTCTTTTCCAATAATTGTAATATCAAATGCTTGCGGTACATTTAACTGCACACTACTGTTTGAGCTACCATTTGAAAATACAGTTACGTTATCTGCATTTGTATCTAAATGAGTAATACCACCAATGTAAAAATTGGAGTTACCAGGTGTAATAATAAGAGCATCTGTTGCATCAGCGGCTCCACCAGCGTAAACAAATCTGAACATAGATCCAGCTATAGGTGCTGGTAATGTGTATGTATTATCCTGTGATCCATCTGGTACAAGTAAGATTCTACCACTATGAGTAGCGTTATCTAATGTTTGATCACCATCAGATAGACTAACTGGTCCATCACCAAAGGTTGTTATCTCTGTAACAGTTCCAGTAGTTGCATTTTTACTGATTGTTTTAATTGTGCTCTCAGATCTTAGCGGACCTGAAAAGGTTGTATTAGCCATGTTAATCTCCTTGTCTTGGCAATTGTCGAAGTTAATTCTTCGTCAAGGTTTAATATATTATACATAAAAAAAAGGCGACTGCAACGAGTCGCCTTAAAAAATCTAATTAATTTTTTTATGCACCTTTTGATCCGAAGACACATCTTGGATCTGAAAATCCAAAGCTATATCTTTCTCTGGCTTTAAATCTCATGTTACCAGTATCAAAATCAGCTTCCATCTGAGTAGCTAATGGTGTTCTTTCAAAATGCATGAAGCCTCTTGGAGCGTCAGTCAAAATGAAAAAAGCATCTGTATCAGTTAAGAAGTCATTAATGGTGTAACCCTCTGGAAGCATTCCAGTTGATCTTATAGCATTAATGTCATTATCTGCTGTTGCAGTTCTTAAATTTGATGCCATTAGTCTTTCAGCAACAAACTGAAGTTGCCTTGGAACAAGTAGTTTTCTACCAGTCAATGCAATTCTGAGACCTCTCTCATCCACAAAACCTGCAATGCTAATTAAAGCATCCTCAAGTGATGTTTCATTAAGGTCTGCATCAGTTGATGGTTCATTAGCAAAAGTGCCACCAGTTATAATTGGGTGTGCAGTTGAACATAACTCAACTCCATCACCACCTGTAACTGTGCTATCAAAAGCGTTGTTAAGAACTGAAGCAGCCTTAACTTGCTTTGTGTGTGCCATAGATCTTGCTAATGCACGTGTATATCTTGAAGACAATCTGTCATAAAGGTTGTCCTCTACTGCTTCTTCAGTGATTGAGAAAGCCAAAGCAATAGTTTCGTGGTTATAACGGGCAGTGAAAGACTCATTTGCATCATCAAATGATACGCCAGAACCTTCTTGTTTCACTGGAGCCGCTCCAAAACCAGAAAGCATTACTTCTTCTTCAAATGATCTGTCTGAAGACTCAGTTGTGTAGATCTCCGCATGTTGGTTTTCATACCTTGCGAATTCCATACCAAAGAGAGCGTTTAAACCAGGCTCTAATTCTTTGGCGAGTTGTGCTCTTGAAATAGCCATAAATCAATCTCCCTATGATATCGCTGCGTCACTATCTCCAACAGAACTGAAGAATACGTGATTGTTAATTTTGACGATATATTTAATACCAGCAGCAGAATGATCTTGATTTTCTACATCTTCTTCAATTCCAAGAATCATCAAAGGATTTGATGGATCGGAATCTTCAGCAGTAGAAATATCAATCTGTGCAGTAGATATACCAGTTGTTGTATTTCCGCTTGTAGCATTTTCTAATTCAGCAGTTTTGAAAATATCAACTTTTGCAGTTGCTCTGTTGGTATTAGTACCATCAGAACATATGACATATCTTTGCATCGGATTGTCATAAACAAAAGCTTTAATATCAAAATTAGTATCCGCTGAACCAGATCCTGGCCACGTATTGGAAAATTTTAATTTCTTTGTAGTGTTGTCAACATATTCACACCCAGCAAAAACTCCTAAGATCTGTTTTGTATCTCCAGTAGCGTTTCCTAAAACTTGTACTGTGCCACCAGTTAACTCAACTTGAACAGGAGAGCCTTGGAAAATAGCTGCTGCATCACTAGCAATGAAATACTGATTTGTGCCACCAGGGAAAGTTCCCCCCATAGCATTAATCGGCTTTAATCCAAATTTTAAATCTGCATTTGCCATTTATAGCTCCTTATAAGTTACGAAAAGGAATTATTCCTTTCCAAAAGTTACTTTACTACGCCTACTTTGTTCAATAGGCATTGAAGGATGTTGCTCCTTCATTAAGTCCTGATCTACGGCAGTCATTTGATTGCGGGTCTGATCCCGAAAATATTCAGTTCTCTCTTTAACTGTCTCTTCAGGTATTTTGGCAAGCATTAAGCCGCCATTACCTATAACACCTTCATGTTTTCCTTCTTCAACTGCAGCAAAATCTTGATCTGGATACTCATCTGCTCTTACTGGTTCATAACCCTCTCTAAGTCTTGAGTGAACGTTCATTTGATCGTCATCGCCTCTTAAATGTGTTCTGATCCAACGATGTTTATATCCATCTTTTGGTTTTGGTGCATCCAGTCTACTTGGTGGTGCCCATGGTTTTCTGCGTGTCGTTTTAGCACGTGTCATATCTGATCGTGGAGTTGTTCTATCTGTCATGTTTTACCTCACTCTTTAACATATTTAGCATATTCTTCTAGCGGAACATTCAGTCTTTTAGCCATCGCTACTTGTGATGGTGACAACTTCACAGTCCTACGCCCCTTGTTGCTACTGCGAGAAGCCGTGCTATCAGCAGGAGCGACCCTGTTAGCACTACTCGTTTTTTCTTCTTCAAACTCTTCAGGAAAACGTTTCCTAATTCGTTTATTAATTTCAGTATAGTATTCATCGCTTCTTGGGTCAAATCCTTCTTGTTTTAATTTTTTATCAAGACCCATGGCAAGCATTGTCATTTCTTCATTTTCACCAAACCAAGGATTATCCTCTGCCCAAGCTTTCGCCTTTGGATCAACTTGTGCCTCTGGTTGTGCTTGAGGCTGAGTCTGTTCTTGAGGCTTGACTTCGGGTTGAGATTCTTGTCTCTCCTTGGCTAAACGATGTCTTTCTTGTTCTATTGTAGCTTTCGCAATAGCTTGATTAGCTTTAACTATCGCTTCAGCGTCATTTACCTCTAATGCCTTTTTTAATGCATCAGATGCAGATGCAAGTTGAGATTCAATACGAGTGCCATACTCATTTATGTAACCTTTATCGAGATTAGATATCTGAGTTTGAAGTTTTTCGTTTTCTGATTTTAAAGTTTCTGCAAGTCTAACTGCTTCTTCTTTGTCTCTTTGCTCTTTTCTGTAACGATCAGTGATCTGATTAATTCTTTTTTGAACGTTTTTACTGTAATCAGTGAGCTCTTCATCTTTTTTTTCTGCTTTTTCTTCTGCAACTTCTTGAGGTTTTTCCTCTGTTTTTTCAACAGTTTCTAACGGAAGCTCAACCTCAACGGGTTTTTCTTCATTTGTTTCACGTGAAACATCTTCTTTTTTTAATGTATTTGTTTCTACTGTAGCCATAATTACTCCTTATATATGCTGAATGTCTTCGGGATCAACGATAGTTGCAATAACTTCGTCATCATTTATTATTCTTACCTCACCGCCATCTATTCTAAATCGTGATCCAGAATATCTGCCAATGCAAATCCAGTCGCCCTCTTTACACCAAGGCTCACTGTCTCCAAACTTATCTTTGTCTTTATAAGCAAGCGGTCCGACTTTTAAAACATAAGCAACAACTGTAGCTAATGCTTCTCTGTCTCGAACTGCATCGGGTAGATGTATACCACCTTCAGTCTTTTCACGGCCTTTATAAGGCATGACAAGAACTCGCCAACCTGTTGGTTGTGGTAATCTTTCTTTTAGTTTAAGGTCTTCTGTTTGAGGTTTGTTTTTTTCAAGCTGATCCTTTAAATAATCAGGTACGTATAAGGTCTTCGTCATCTATTTTTCCTTCCAGCAAGGACTTAATTTGATCCCTAGTATATGAGAGTCCTTGTAACTCACCTACTAGCTGCTTGTACTGTTCATGGTTTTGAACCGCACCAGTTGTCAGCGTGATGATAATATCATCTTCACGTTCTTTTAATCTTTTGTATAATTTTTGAGAAAAGTCAACTAAATCCATTATTTTTCTGTCCAAAAGTAATCGTCTGTATCTCCAAGCCTATATTCAAATCCATTCTCAACTTGATAATGCTCGGTGCTTACCTTAAAATCTGGCATTAAAGGTTCTTTAGGTGTAAGTGAATTGTCATAAACTCTCATTCTGTTGTTGGGATATAAACAAAACTGTCCATTATCTAATTCAAGTAAATTAAAAGATTTATGCTCGGCAGGTTGTTCTGATGTTGAATAGTCAATATTGTCGCTATCTGCGTGATAATTATCTAACGTGCAAATGTATGATCCATGCATAACACCTTGATCTCTTGTTAAAATTTCATAGTCCATAGAGCCAATGAATTGTTTTGTAATAGCAGTAACACCATAATCCATACAATTCCAAAATTGAAGATTAGCAAGATTAAGATCTGGTTTAGGTGTCTCTGCACTTGCAACAAAAGCAGAGATAGGTAGCTTATCATACAAAGCACCATACTCGGGAAGAAAAGTTTCAAAATAAAAAGCTCTACCAGGAATAGATTTTGCAGAGACCCAAACACCTTTTACAAATTCTCCATGTCCATCTTCATGATCTCTTAAATACTCTCTACGAACATAAACATCTACTGAAGGCAAGTTACATATTAATTCTGCCATAAATTAATAAGTGCCACTAAACTTTGTGCCAGTCATCGCTGCTCCAGTGCCTCGCTTTTGTTTTTCTGGAATTTTCATTGATACTTCAACAGTTTTTATCATAATGTTTCCACCGCCACCATACTTCATGGCATCGTCAACAGAACCACCACCCATCATGCCTGTACCAAATTCTTTAGCTAGATCGGATTCAATTTCTCTTATCTTGTCTGTGTCTCCTGCACTTTTTGCATCATTTAACATATCCATAAGTGCTTTATATCTTGGATTTTCCAAATCACCACCCGCAGCTTTTTTTACTACGCCTCTTCCTATAAGGATGTCTTTCATTGTAACATCTCCGTCACCACTTAAATCAGGAAACTTTCCTTGGCCGTCCTCGTTTTTTTTCATTTTTTTTCTCTCCTTTTTTTGAGGGTTTCTTTTGCTCTTTTGGCAATTGCTGCTTGCTCTCTTTTACCTGCAACTTTTGCTCTTTGTTCCATGACAGTAAGGATTTGAATTTTTCGAGCATAAGGTTTGTTAATATTTTTAACTTTTCTTGCAGTTGCTCTAGCATCAGCAACAGTCGCATATTTAATTCTGACAGTGTCTTTCGGATTTTCATCTGTATATAATCTCCTTCCAGATCCTTTTGGTTTTTTACCCGTACCTGTTTTAGGATCTTTTCTTTTTGCCATTGACCATGCTTTTTAAAGTTTTAGCTTGACTAGCATGTAATTTACTAGCCTTTTTTAGACCTTTTATTACTTTTATTACTTTTTTTCTTTTTTGTCCTGTCAACGCCACTTATAACTCCCTTGTTTTTTGAAGCATAAAATACTTCCTCTGCCTTCTTTTTACCATACTGCTTTTTCATGGACTTCATGATTTTTTTACCTTTAGCAGTTAATGGCATCTATCTTCTTACCCTACATGTTGGACAGAAATCCCCCTCTGGTAATTCAAAACCACACTCTGGACATTTATATCCTTGTAAAAAGATATCAGTTTTCATCATTAAACTCAACTATAGTTTGATCTTGTGGTATTTGAACCACTGTAAAACACATGGGACATTGATAAACATCTTTTAACTCTATTTGTTTTAATACAACTTTACATCTAATACACAATTTGTCTGTCATTTAGTTAATCCTTTGTACTTTTCAAAAGATCTGAGACCACCCAAACCAAGCATACCCATCAATACAGTCATTAAAGAACCCATATCAAATGTTGGTAATTCTGGTAAAACAATACCAAAATATGCAGAAAAAAATATTATAAATGGTGCTATAACAAAATGCCATGCAAGTGCTACACCGCAAGTCCACCCTACAAAAGGTCTCCAACCACTTACAAATATGCTTCTGTGTTGTGCTTCTGCTTTATTTATTTCAAGTTGACCTTTGGCTAACTCCTGTGCATGTTTCTCAGCCATCGTAGCTATATCGTGAGCTAGTTTGTTTTTAGTGTCTTTGTCTTCTATAAATTTGCCAAGCAACTTAGTTGCTGGTCCGATTAGTGCTTGTATCATTACCATAACCTCATTTGTTTGTTAACATTTACTAGTTTGCAGTAGCAATCGTACTTCTGTGTTTCTTCGCCTATCTTAACAGTTTGATTAGCTAGTCTGTCTTTAAAATAATTACAGTTGTTTACATTAGACAAATGCAACTGTCCCGCTGGATTTCCTGCTAGGTAACAGAGTAAAACAAAGGCTGGTTTCATTTTCCGTTCCTATTCATTATAGCAGATGCACCCATGTAGGCAGCGACAATGCCACCCCCAGTAATATAGAAAAGATTACTAATATCAGCCAAAGCTTTGACTCTATCGAGATCAACAAAAAACATCGCAGCAGTAAAAGTAGCCATTGCAACCAGGCTGGCAGTTGCCATTCTTCGTTGTGCCCTTTGTTTTCGTAAATCATGTTCAAGTCTTTTTATCTCTGCCATGTGTTCAAATTCTTCATCACTAACGATTCCATCGCCATCAATATCATATTGCTCGTATTTCGATGATTTTTGTAACGTTTTTTGTTTCATTTCATCAAAGCCTCATTTAATCCAAATACTTCTAGTATCATAAAAGTAAAAAAAAGTAACAATATTCCACCTGCTATTAACTTTCCAGAAAAATTAGTGGAACCAATTTTTATAGCGACAAACTCATTTCCTAATATTCTAAGTATTAATTCAAAACTGTTCTCTCCAACTTTTAAAGCTAAAGGTTTCTTATCTTTATCGTTCATCCTCTTCTTTCTTTATACATCCAAGCCAATAATATTATAAAACCTACTACAGTGCAAAACAATAGAATCCAACCAATAACCTCCCAAATTTTTCTAACAAACTCTTGTCTCTCGTAAATCTCTTCTTTTCTTCTTTTTCTAATTTCAGCTTCCATAGCCAAAATTTCGTTCCAAGAATTAGCTCCGTA